TACGACAACCCGCACATTCCGCGGGACGAGATCGCGCGGCTCGAAGCGATGTGGCCCGAGGGGAGCATCGAGCGCCGCATCCGGTTGAACGGCGAGCTTCTCCAGGTTGCCGGCGGGGCTCGCGCCTACCCGTCGTTCAACCGCATGATCCACGTCAACCCGGTCCTCTCCCGCCAGAAGCACCTCGACTGGCGGCTGCCCCTCATCTGGTGCCTGGACTTCAACGTCGAGCCCATGGGCAGCACCGTCTGGCAGCTGCAGAGCGAGAAGGGCTACCCGATCTACCGGGGGATGGCCGAGCTGACGATCGAAACGGACGCCGGGCCGGTCCAGATGGCCGAGGAGTTCGGGCGCATGTTCCCGGCCCACGGCGCCGAGGTGTGGTTGTACGGGGACGCGACCGGGAAGAACCGCGGGCAGACCGGGCGATCGAACTACACGCTCCTCATGGAGGGGCTGAAGGGTCGCCAGCTGGGAATCCGCATGCACGTCCCGGAGTCCAACCCGAACATCCAGGACCGGATCAACGCCGTCAACATGATCCTCCGCGACCCCATGGGGCGCTCCCGCTGCGAGATGGTTTCTACCATGGTGGAGACCGTGGCGGACTTCGAGCAAGTCGTGCGCTCGAAGGACGGCAAGATCAAGAAGACCTCGAACAAGAAGGACCCGTACTTCCGCCGAACCTCATGGTCCGACGGCTTCGGGTACATGGCCTCCCACCGAGAGCCAGCTACGCGGATCATCCGCGGGACGGCGCGGCGGTCGAAGATGAAGCAGGTGTCCTACAACTTCGGAGGCGACAGTGCCCGATGATGTAATGGTTCCTGGCTCAACCGGCCAGGACATGAACCCGATGCACACGCCTTTGCTGTCCCGTGACAGCGGGGGCGCGCTCCAGTCCGAGCAAGACATCCTGACCGCGATCGAGAACTACCGCTCCATGAGCTACACAGCTCGCTGGACGCGTATCTCTCGCAACAAGGAGAACTGGAACTTCTACCACGGCCGCCAGGACTGGTCGCACAAGATGAAGCACCAGTCCAAGGACTTCATGCCCGACTTCCCGATGGCCGTCGAGCGCATCGCCAACACGTTCGCGCAGCCGTTCGCAGAGACCACCGAGTGGTTCGACGTCGAGCCGATCGGGCTCGGGGGCTCCGCCTTCGACCCGGTGACGATCCGCAAGTGGCTGCAGTTCTACCTCAACCGGCTGTACCAGCCTGGCGACTACGTGGACACGGCGCGCAACTTCGCGCTCGTGATGAACGACGCCGCCAAGATGGGTGTGCTCGAAGCCGTCATCACGCTCAAGGTGTACGCGGTCATGAGCGACCGCTTCCACTACATGCTCGAAGCCGGCGAGGGGCTCACCGACCCTTCGGCCGACGGGGGCTCGACGTACGAGAACCTCGACATGGTGGTGAAGCAAGTCGCCGTGCCGACGCTCCGGCTCGCGGTGGACGTCCTGCCCTGGGAGGACCACTTCCCGGACCCGACCGGCCAGGCGATGTTCGACATCCACGAGAAGTCGGTCACGCTCCAGCACATCCGCAACAACCCGGACTACAACCAGCGGGTCGTGGACGAGATCGCGAACACGCGGAACCAGGGGACCATCGGCGGAACCCAGCCAGAGTACGAGAAGCGGCGCCGGTCCGACCAGGACTACCCGACCACCGTCATCTTCGCGAACCTGCCCCGCATCCGCGAGACGTGGGGCGACATCATCGACCTCCGGACCGGCAAGATGCTGCTCCGGAACTCCCTCTGCACGACGAGCATCACGCGCCAGTTCCTGCGTGACCCGACACCGAACCCGTTGTGGGGAGGCCGTCGTCCTTTCGTCTCCTGCCCGATCCTGCGCGTTCCCCTCTCGGTGGTTCACAAGGCCATCGCGGATCACGCGGTCCCCGTCGCTCGCGCGATGAACGAGCTGGACAACCTGATGCTCGACGGAGCGATCGCCTCGGTGTGGGGTATCCGCCAGGTGAAGCCCGAGATGATCGAGAACGCGGAGGAGATCGAGGGCGGCGTGCCGCAGGGCTACACCGCGGTCCTCAAGTCCGGCTCCCCTCCTGGTGAGAAGTTCCTGGAGCGCGTGGACGACGGCCAGATGCCGCAGTACGGGCTCGAAATGACCCGCCAGAAGGCCGCTCAGTTCCAGACGGCGACGGCCCTCCCGGACACCGCCCAGGGCCAGCTCCCGCAGCGCGAGGTCAAGGCGACGGAGATTCAGCAGACGTCGGCGGCCAGCCAGGGCATCTTCGGCGGCTGGGCCTCGATGGTGGAGAAAGGGCTCATCGTCCCCACCCTGGAGCTGGCCTGGATGACGCTCTGGCAGTACGTGGACGATTTCCTGGAGCCCGAGGTCGTGCAGATCATCGGCCCGGAGCGCGCGATGGTCCTTCAGACCATGCCGGCTGCCGAGCGCTTCGTGATGATGGCGCAAGCGATGCGCTTCGACGTCAAGGGTCTCCGGCAGCTCGCGCAGAGCCAGGAACTCTTCCAGCGGCTCACGACCTTCCTCCAGTCGCTCGGGACCAACCCGGCGCTCCTCATGGCTTTCGACGCCAAGTACGACGTCGCGAAGTACATGGAGGACATGATGCGCGCGATCCGGCTGGACCCCAGCAAGTACGAAAAGCCGCCCGCGATGCAAGGGCCTCCCGGGGTTAGCCCAGCTGCAGCTGGTGTTCCTCAACCCGATCAGGGGCCAGCCCCTGCAGGCGCGATCGGCAACCCCGAGGGTGGGACCGGACCCGGTGGGCCTACGCGAGGCACGCCGGCCGGTGCCCAGCCCGGGACGTCCGGGACTGGCAAGCTAGGTTCCAAGATCGAACAGACGATGACGCCTGCGGGGAACCCGCAAGGCTTCAGAGGGAGTCAAAGCTGATGGCATTCAAGAAGGCACTCCCGTCCGGCGGTGGCGAGATTCGCCCGACTGGCGGGTTCGGCAAGAAGTCAGAGTTCCCGGGCAGCCGTACGAGCACGCGCCCCCAGCACTGGGTCGCCAGCGGCCGGGTCAGTACCGCCGGGCACACGGGCTCGGTCGGCGCTCCTCGCGGGGGCGAGATTCGTCCCATCGGCGGCTCCGTGCCCACCGGGACGGGCTCCGTCTCTTCTCCTGGCGGCCGGCACTTCATGCCGACGTCGCAGGGCAAGCAGGTGACGGCGACCGGGACGCAGCCCGTGAAGTCCCCTGGTGCCGGCTACTTCCCGCCGTCGAAGGGGAAGGCCGGACCGAAGAACGGCGGGACGACCGGGAACGCCTCGGGTCTCCCGGCGAGCAACCGCCGGATCGGTGAGAAGACCGGCCCGAAGAACGTCCCTCCGGTCGGCGGGCGCCGCGAGAACGTCACGCACCAGAACCCGAACAAGAAGCAAGCGGGCGCCGGCGGGATGGCGATGAACCGCGGCTCGTACCAGCACGCGGACTACGCGAAGGGCTACAAGCACCTTGGCGTCATCGGCTCGCTCCCGGGCTCCATGCCGAAGCAAGGTGCGAGCAGCAACATGAGCGGCGGGAAGTCCGGCAAGCCGAAGGAGTCCCCGCACGGGAACCGCCTCCCGAGCAACCCGCATCCCCCGGTGCGCCGGGAGGGTCCTGGGAGGGCGCGCTGATGCCGACCAAGGACGGGCACAAGTACAGCGACAAGGACGCCGACGACATGGGGAAGGGGTACTCCCTCCCTGTCACCGGCAGCGACAAGAAGCTCTCGCACCGGCATCACAAGGACTCGATCGCGTTCAACATGCGGCATGCGAAGGACCACGAGAAAGAAGCCAAGAAGCACGAGAAGGCGCTCGTGAAGCTCGGGAAGAAAAGCTGATGCCTGCCGTCTCGAAAGCGCAGCAAGGGTTCATGGGCGCGGAGTTGGCGCGGAAGCGCGCTGGCAAGAAGACCCGCACCGGCATGAGCGAGAAGCAGCTGTCGGACTACGCGGGCACGAAGACCAAGGGCCTCCCAGCCCGCACCTTCGGAGAGGCAGGCATGAAATGAAGACCAAGGCACAGGAATCCCCTGGTGCGCCGACGATGGCAGCGCCGAAGCCGCGCTCCCGCGTCAGCTTCAACTTCGACAAGAAGCACGGGCACTACCTCCCGGCCGGCGTCAAGGTCGGCGGCCAGCACTCCTTCGGGATCAAGGGGACCGTGACCGGGGTGTCCAGCCACGAGTACGGGCACTCCCTCGACCTGGACCTGGAAGGGGCTCCGACGCCGCTCAACCAGAGCAGCGAGGAGACGACGCCGAACAGCCTCACCGGCTCGCTCCGCAAGCGGCACGGCGGGACCGGGCGGTTCGTCGGATGACCTTCACTCTGATCGTCACCTCCCTCCCCTGGAGCAAGAAGTTCATCTGCGCGATTCGAGAAGCTGGTCTTCTCGACGTCTCCGTCTTCTGGGGGCGCGTCGCCTTCCAGATCGACTGGGGCGTGTGGTGAAGGCCCCCTCCCCTGGCGCGGCAATCGGCCTGAAGCGGTCCGGCGACTGGTGGTACGGCG